TTACTAAACCAAGTAATGGTTGGTATCAACGTGCAGGTACTGAGAATAAAGTCCGTAAAGATGTAACCCTAACTGAAGAGTTCTGGGCACCTATCTTTGCTGAGACAGACTTCAAAGAATTTCTGAAAAAACAATACCAGATAGGCTTGCAAAGTGTCGTAGAACTTGATATAATGGTTGAAAATGAAAACACTGGATCTTAACAAACCGTCCGAAGGTCTTGACTATGAGTTGATACCTGTTGAGTATGTCGATAATGAAGCAGCGTGGGATGTTCGCATCCTACGTGGTTCCTTTACCGAGACAGTGATCCGATACGGAACTATCCGTGTCGATGGTGAGAAGGATCACTTATCCTTTGACTTCCGTGTTGTGGAGTCACCAGAGTCTGGACTGAGTTCAGATGACGTGCCACTACAAGAACATGCAGGTGATATCTTGTTTGATATTCTTGAACGTGGAATGGATGAAGGATGGGTATACGGAACTGATAAATCTAAAGATAATGGAGAAGCAATTGGAAATAAAACTGGAACAAACAATACTGAGAAACTTACTCACAAATGATGCGTACACTCGTAAGGTCGCCGCATTCTTAGCACCCGAATATTTCGAGGGTGTATACAAAGGACTGTTCTCAGAGTTCACTAAGTTCATTGCAAAGTATAACAAACTTCCTACGCAAGAATCATTCAAGATTGAGATCGATGAAGCAGACAGAATGTCTGACGAACACTATCGTCATGCCATGGAGATCCTTCCTAACATCTTTAACTATGAGAAAGAGAACCTTGAATGGTTGATTGATCGTACCGAGAAGTGGTGTCAAGATCGTGCAGTATATAATGCGATCATGGAATCCATTCAAGTTATTGATGGCAAACACCAAACACTAACCAAGAACGCACTTCCAGATATTCTATCCAAAGCACTGGCAGTTACCTTTGATACTAATATCGGTCACGACTATATTGAGAATGTCGATGATCGTTATGACTTCTATACAACTACTGAGGAAAGACTACCGTTTGACCTTGACCTATTCAACCAGATCACCAAGGGTGGTTTACCTAACAAGACTCTGAACATTGCACTGGCAGGTACAGGTGTTGGTAAGTCTCTCTTTATGTGTCACTGTGCAGGTGCCGCTCTTACTATGGGTAAGAACGTATTGTACATTACTATGGAGATGGCAGAAGAAAGAATCGCAGAACGTATCGATGCTAATCTTCTGAACATACCTATTGATCAGTTAGAGAATATGTCACGTGATATGTTCACGGACAAGGTCAGTCAGATCTCTGCAAAGACCAACGGTAAGTTGATCATTAAAGAATATCCGACTGGGGGTGCAAATGCATCTCACTTCCGTGCACTACTGAATGAGTTGAAACTCAAGAAGAACTTTGTACCAGACATGATCTATATTGATTATCTAAACATCTGCTCATCATCTCGTATGAAAGCAATGGGTGGATCAATCAACTCATATACATATATCAAGTCTATTGCAGAAGAACTACGTGGACTTGCAGTTGAGTTTGATGTACCAGTAGTATCTGCAACGCAGACTACAAGATCTGGATACAGTAATGATGATGTTGGTTTGGAAGATACTTCTGAATCGTTTGGTCTACCTGCTACTGCGGATCTAATGTTTGCCTTGATTTCAAATGAAGAATTGTCAAACAACAGACAGATCCTTGTGAAGCAATTGAAGAATCGATACAATGATCCAGTTGCTAATGGTAGGTTTGTGGTCGGTGTAGATAGATCCAAGATGCGTTTGTATGATGTAGATCAGTCTACTAATCCTATGAATCGTGAAGAAGACAACGGCCCTGCATTCGATAACAGTGCAAGTGGTCAAAGGTTAAATCAAGAGAATAGGTTTGGAGACTTTAAACTATGATGACTGTATGGCAACCATGGGAGATGACACTCTTTGTCATGGCACTAATGGGGATATCTAATTATGTTGGATATTATCTGGGTAAGATTAAGGGCATAGAGATAACTCTAAGGCATATGAATGACGCAGATCTAATGCGTGTAATGAAAGGAGACGATGAGGATGAGTGAAGTAAATCTGGTTGGTGTAACCAAACCAAACGTAGGACATACCAGTGTATGGGATGCAAATGAATTAGTTGCATATACCGCACGTGTATCTAATCCTGCTAACCAAAGTAATAATGAGACTGCCCCACGGTTGATCAAGTATCTGATTAAACATGGTCATTGGTCACCGTTCGAGATGGTGCATATGACTTTGGAGATCAAGACTACTCGTGATATCAGTAGACAGATCTTACGTCATCGCTCGTTTTCATATCAAGAGTTCTCACAGAGGTATGCTGAGTCAGAAGACTTCGGTACCAGAGAAGCACGTATGCAGGATGCCAAGAATAGACAAGCATCTGTTGAGACAGATGATCGGACACTAGCAGAAGACTGGAACATGAAACAACGTGAAGTCATCAATGTTGCGAAGAAGAACTATAACTGGGCACTAGATAATGGCATTGCAAAAGAACAAGCACGTGTGTTGTTACCCGAAGGTAATACCGAGACTACATTATACATGGCAGGATCGTTACGTTCGTGGATACACTACTGCCAGTTACGTATGGGTATCGAGACTCAGAAAGAACACAGAGAAGTCGCATTGAAGTGTTGGGAACATGTTGGTGTTCACTTCCCAGATGTTATGGAAGCACTGGAACCTAAACCAAAGGTGCGTGTTGTAGATGATGCAGGATGTGATGTTGAGACAGGGAAGTTCTTAGGATGAAACTAAGTGCCCCAATCATCGAAGTAGATGGAGAATTGTGTATAGAGTTTTCAGATGAATTGATGGAAACGCTTGACTTTAAGGTGGGAGATGTGTTACAATGGGAACAACTTCCAGATAATAAATGGTTAATTACTAAAGCAGGAGAAGCAAATGAGTAAATTGAAGAAAGGTGACATCGTCACCATCATGACAGGTATCGGTGAATATATCGGTAAGTATGTCGAAACTAATGAAGGCACTGTTGTTGCTGATAACCCAAGACTGATTGTCCAAGACCCAGAAGGTAATATTGGATTTGGTCGTGGTGTATGTATGTCTGCAAAGGAAAACCCAGAGCAGGTAACATTCTTGGATGTATTATTTCTCGTAGAGACTAATGACTCATTCCAGAAGTCATACATTGAAGCAACCAGTGGGATCATTATCTAATGTCCGAAGTTACTATACGCAATAAAGAATTGTTGGAGACTCTTAACGGATTCTCTGACAGATTCTTTGCTGAGAAGGATTATAACAATCCAGACGCACATGTGTATAGTAGTGAAGAAGATAAGAGCAACGGTGAATACTTTTGCTCTCAAGAATATCTGGATGAATGTTTGTCCAGAGACAAGTTAGTTGGAGTGCCAGATCGACACTTTGCCCAACCCATCTCTAAGATGGTGCGTGTAGATCCTAAATGGAAGGATTACATGCAACGGGTGAAATATGATTTTGCTTCAGAGATAGGTGCACACACCAGTGCCCTGCTATCATACTATCCCAAAGGGGGATTTGTCGGATGGCACACTAACTATGACGCATCTGCCTACCAAGTCTTATTTACGTGGTCTACGGGTAAAGGGTTCTTCCGATACTTAGATAACGAGACTGGAAAACTTGTCACTCATCAAGATGTGGCAGGTTGGCAATGCCGACATTACTACTTCGGTAGTGAAGAAGAGAAAGAGCACCATTGTTGGCACAGTGCCTATGCAGGGGGTGATAGAATCACCTTGGCATATAAGTTCTGTGGTTATGGTAAAAATGACCCTCGTGATCAACAAGCACGAGATTTAAGAGATTTATTAATTGAGGATATAGAAACATTATGATCACATTAACACCAGATGATAAGAAAAGGATTGGTAACGCAATCAAAGAAATGTCTGATTCCATGACACGCATGGACGCAGAGAAAGATTTAATCAAGGACATCGTACAGGTGACCTTCGAGAACCATGGAGTAGATAAGAAGCATCTACGTAAACTTGCAGGTATCTACCACAAGTCTAACATGGCAGAAGTACGTACCGAGAACGATGACATCGATACTTTGTATGAGGAGTTGTTCAATGGTTAAAGCACACGTACCTCCGTTTACTTCAGTAGAAGATGCCCAACAGAAATTGGGTCAAGGCAGAATCCATATGCATTCCGAAGATCTCAAGAGAGTCAATGTTGTTGATGCTCCAGATTACAAATTCAATGAGAATAACCTCATTCGTGAGTTTGCTGATTATATAGATAATACATATGGGGGACACTATGGTCAAGGCGGTTTACAATCTTCTGAAGTCATTGTTGACCGTGGGCATGGTATGGGATTCTTCCTTGGCAATGTCGATAAGTACAACGGACGATATGGTAAGAAAGGTACTCCCGCAGACCACCGAAAAGATATAATGAAAATCATTCATTATGGATTCCTCGCACTATACGAGCATGACAGGATCCATGAGAACGATACTATTTAACGGTGACAGTTTTACATACGGTGATGAGTTGGATGGGTACGAAACAAATACCCATCACGCTCACACGTATGCATATAAGTTATCTACCGAACTTAATTCTAAGTATATAAACCTCGCACAGAACGGATCCTCTAACACGAAGATCTACCGTACTACAACAGAATTCCTACAACAAACCAATAAGAAGATCGACATGATTGTTATCATGTGGAGTAACTTTGGTCGTTTCGAATTATGTGAACCCTTCACACTACAATCGGATCTGGAGATTAACATTCACCGTGAATCTAATATGAACCAGATCATTGCTAATCATCGTCCCGACAGGTTTAGGTTTGACAACCGATCTAATGAGGCACCTAAACGTATGAGAATACTCAAGGAGTATATCGATAACGTCTGGACTATGCACACATCTATCGTACACACATTGATGTATATGAAAAACATACAATTCCTATGTGACCAGATGGGTATAGGTGTCATACAAAGTGTCATACATGGAGACATGTATCATAATTTTCTGAGAACATTAAAGTCTGAGGACTATGAACAGTACAAGTCTGCTATTGTCGAATCTTTGTCTTATCTTAGAGATGAGTGCCGTATAGGACTTGGTAGATATTCGGATATATATACTATGTCGGCAAATAAGAAGAGTGTTAAACCACGTGGTCATGCTTGTGAGAATTCACACACGGAGTTTGCTAATCAATTAATTGATATAATCAAGGAACATAATGTTAGTTACTAACGGGTGTAGTTTTGTATGGGGAGATGAGTTGGATGGTTATGAAGACAATCAACACGAACATCTTGCATTCCCAAGCATACTTGCAGAACATCTCGAAATACCTTTTGTGAATATTGCAACATGTGGTGCATGTAATCAAAAGATCTTTAGAGATACTATAGATTATTTGAGTAGACACGATGATGTAACACATTTGGTTGTCATATGGTCAGCATGGCAACGTCATGAAACGGCAGAGACTCACCCTACAGGTTATGAAGAGGAGATGAAGATTCAACGATGGCAGTGCATGACTCAGATATCTCCGAGTAGGTTGGAATATCTACATCCGGATCTGAGTAATGTACTTGACCCATACTATGATGTTGTCGAGTCTACTCGTGATGGTATCATTAGTACAATAACTTACATGGAAACACTGGGTCTCTTATGCGAAGCAAAAGGTATAAAGTTAATACAAGGTGTATTCCATGAACGCATGTGGGTAAACTACATAGACTGTTTCACACCTTTAAATACCAGAGACAAGAATTGGGGTGAGTATAATGATTGGGTAAAGAGGAAAATTAATTCTTTCCCAGATCATCATAGATTGGGTATGGGCAAATACACTGATCTATTTAAACTCGCAAGAACTAAGTATAAGGTAAAACCATTTGGGCACCCAGACGAAGAAACCCATGAAGAATACGCAGGACTATTACATCACGTATACAGGACAGTTAAATTTTAATGAGCACAGCAAATTTGTTAGAGGCATTACAGAAAGGTAATGTAAGTATAAACTTTAAGCATTGGATGACCGAAGAACCATTGCATGTTGTAGGTACTCTTGTTAGCAAAACAACAATCAAACAACAACATGATACTCATACTATTATTGTTTATGATACAGATAAAGAGTCTTGGATGGATATTCGTGTATCCACAATCATTGACTGGAAAATGGAATAAAAGGTGAGTGTTCCATAACCCGATTGTATAAATAGATATGTAAACTATTACAACAGGGTATTTATGGAATATTTAGAATTAATAGGAGACGTTGGTTTCCCTATAGCATCTGC